GATTGCTCTTATCTCACCCATGTAATCATCATCGGGATCATCATCGCTGTCATCTGGTTCCCAAGCGTTGCAGTAGTAGCCACCATCAACAAAGTCATCCCACTTCTCACACCAAGCTTTAGTGCCATCCTCGTTCTGGCGTTCCTCGTTGAAGAAGAAGCAGTTGCCACAAGCTCGACCCTCGGGGACATCCTCGGCTAGTGCAGGTCGGTAGTTATCTGGCAGCTCTCTTGTTGTTGCTCTTAGCTCTGTAATCTTGTTTAGGGTAGAGAACTTGTGTCCGACTAGCGTGTCGGTTTCAGCCCAGCCATCCTCGCCCTGTCGGTAGATCCTGATAAGTGCAGCAGGGTCATCAGGTGTTCCGGTAATTGTAAAGCTAGAGTCAGGCACATTTATCTCGCCATCTCTAACAATCCTTGTGATGCGACCTTGGGCAACATTGTCCCCTGAGCCCCAGCGAACAAAGTCCCCGACACTAAGCTCATCTGGCTCTGCTCTTAGCTCGCCACCAGCGGTAATGTTGTAAGTTGCTGGGTTTATCATTACTTGACCTCGTATGCTGCTTCTGGGTCCTCTGGGTTGACCTGTGCGATTCCTTGTAGCTGGACTGTTGGTAGACCTGTGTGCTCTATGGCTGGCAAGCCCATGACCGCGAGAACATCGGCAGGGTCAAAGCCTGAGTTGACTAGCTTCTGAGCCATTGTGACTCGCTTGTCTGTGGCTACTAGCTCGGCTGCGTCAATGTTCACATTGGCTAGTGGCACTCGGATAATCTCACCGCCGTCAACTGGTGGTAGATCCTCAAGTCTGCGGATGTCGTTGATGGTTAGGTATCCAGCTTGTAGTCCTGTTGAGTAAGCACCGAAGCGTGTTGCAGCATCTCCGCGAAGTAGGCCATCGAGTGTGAACTTGATAAAGGCTGTTGCTCCACCTGGCTCTGCTGCCATCAAAGGTGTGAAAGCTGACTCTAGCTTCTGAACGATTGGTCTGAGAGTGTGAGTCACAAAGGCGATGTTGTTTTGCTCAACGCTTGAGTAGGTGTTTGTGCCTGGCAGACCTAGCAGGTGAGGTGGGATGTTGAACGCTCTCGCGACATCCTCAACAGCCATTCGGCGTGAGTCAATAAACTGTGCCTTGTCGTTTTCAACTGTGGTCTGGACAAACTTAGCTCCACCGGATAGCACTCCGGTCTTGTGGGCTTTTCTGAATCCTTTGTGTCTTGCATCGAAGCCGTCAACAAGGTTCTTAGCTTGGTCTGGGGTTAGGTTGCCAGGGAACTCGATGATGCCGTTAGTGCTTGCACCTTGACCAAAGAATCTAGCAGCGTAGGACTCTAGTGCGATAGCAAGTCCGAAGTTGTCCTTGAGTGCAGTCACTCGCGAGATGCCTCGAATCTCACCTGGGCGAACTAGATCAGGGATGTGGATGATTTCATCTTTAGTAAGTGGCTTGCCTTCACCTTCATAGGTGTAGATAACTGAGCCAACTTTGTCTTTGCGAATCTCTACCTTGGCTGGGTTTAGCACTGTCATGTTTACAACGCGACCTTGGCGATCCTTGAAAGTTCTAACAAAGCCGTTGCCATCAAGCAACATAGAAACAATTAGTGAGCCATAAAAGGCCTCTTTGGTGGTGTCGATGTCTGGTTGCTGTACCCACGCTGGTCTAGGTCTAAAGGCAAAGCGAGCACCATCTCTGCGGATGTAAGAGTCAACAGGCAAGGTCGAGATTGTGTCAGAGATAAGGCTGACCGCTGAAAAGATTGCGTTGACCTTGAACACAGTTTCGTTGTTTACGATTGTGCCTGACTGGTTCATTACATCGAGGTCATTACCTGAGCCCCAGACAGTCTGGAAGCTGATTGCTCGCTGCTCAAATAGATTGTTTAGCACTTAGTTATTTCCTTTCGGCAGCAAGGCCAAACAAGACCAAGAACACGCCACCAACGATTAGTCCGGCTGGGATAAACATGAGTCCGACCCCAAGGGTGACTGCTAGTGCTCCAGCGATTTGCAATGAGGTTCCCATGACCGCCTTAGATAAAGAATTGTGGGACAAGTTGTTCGTCCTCTACTCTACCAACTGTTGCCCTATCAAAGGCGATGATGGCAGCTACAGCAGCGTCAATCTTTCGAGGTGAGCCTCTGTGCTCTTTTACTATTCTTGGTCCCAAGCGGTCGATCTTGACAACCGAGTTGCTTAGGTGTCGCTCAAGTAGTGGGTTGCCATCGTGATTCATGGTCTGTTCGGTCACCGAGGTGTAGAACTTTTGGCAAGCAGACACCATCCGCGAGGGGCTGGTTGAGGGAAACTCGATAACAGGCAAGCCCATCTCAAGCATGGCATCCATAGATCTCTGCCAGCGATAGGGGTCACAGGCTATCTCTCGGACAGTGTGAGTTGAGCAGAATTGGATGATTTTGTCCTCGACCTCTTGGGTGTTTACACGCCAATCATCGGTGTCCTCGGGCTGTTTCTCCCAGGTGTGAATCATAAACAGGTAAGGTTTCTCATCCTCTTTTGGTATCGTGCAACCTACCAAAGCTGTGCAGTCACCATTGAATGAGCCGTCAAAGCCGATGATGATTTCCTCATCAGGTAGCAACTCACGCTCCTCAGATAAGGGTTGCCAAGTGCCGTTAGGCAGCCAAGCGTTCATCGAGCTGACCCATTGGTTGAGTCGCTTAGTCCTAAACTCTGGCTCCGGTGTTCGCCTTACAGCAGACTCAAAGTCATCGGCAGATACTAGGTCGTTGTAGCCAGGGTTGGCTGACTTCCAAACATCAGGGTCGCGATGATCTGCCTCATCTTGTGCTGCCCACCAAGCCATAAAGAAAGCTGAATCCTCAACCTCACCACTGGCAACTCGCTTGCCGTATTGGAATAGGTTGTAAGCGATTGAGTCTTGTCCGGTCATGTCGGTCTTTTGACCTGCTGTGGTGATCGCGATTAGCTGACCAAGCTTGCCTCGGTTTCCCATAGCAAGTTGGAACACATCAAACAGTGTGCGGTCTTTGTGGGCGTGGAGCTCATCCATAATCACTCGGCTGGGGTTTAGACCCTCTTTGGAATAAGCCTCAGCAGATACAACTCGGTAGACAGAGTTAGTGCTGTTGACAAAGATGGCATCTCGGTACAAGGTGCAAAGCTCAGACAGCTCGCTAGTTTCCACCATCCTCTTAGCCTCGCCGAATACGATTCTTGCCTGTTCCTTCTCGGCTGCAACTGAGTAAACCTCGCCACCCTCAATGCCCTCAGCAATCAAAGAATAAAGACCAAAAGCAGCCGAGCTTAGGGCAGACTTGCCGTTCTTTCGAGGCATCCCGATTAGGGCAGTTCTAAACTTGAGGCCATTATCGGGGTCTTTGGCGTAAACATACTTGACTAACTCTCGTTGCCAGGGTCTTAGGCTCAGTGCTTGGCCAGCTTTGCCAGCGACTCCATCCTTACCGATAGATCCAAAAGCCTCGGTAAACTCAATGGCATACTCACCATCGCCACGTTCGATTGAGTCAGGGTCAACAGGTGTGAGGTAAGCAGGTGGCCAGCTATCCACGCTGTGCCTTTTTGGTCATTAGTTCCTCAAGCTTGCTCATCTTTTTTACCTCGGCGAGTCCGAGTCTGGACCTGTCTGAGGGTGAGAAACCAAGCAAAGATAGGTTGGATACTATTGCCCTGTCTAGTTCTCTAAGGCCTCGGCGATCTTTTGAATCATTGCTCCGCATAACTCTGACCCTAAGATTCCAACGCTCGTCAATCATTTCACAGGTCATAAGCAACAGCTCGATGTCGGTGTTGGGGCTAATCCAGTTGATGCCAGTGTCCCAGACTTTGTCCCAGAGCTCTCTGCCGTACTTGAGTAAGGGTCTGGTTGGCTCAGGGGCAACCTCGGCCATTGGGATAAGAGTGATGCTGGACTGGTCGGGCAGGGCTCGCTTGCCAGGATTACCTAGCAAACGCTTCTGCTCTATCGGCTTTGATGGCCTACCTGGTCGCATTGACTAGCTCGGCCTTTAGTCCGGTCAAGGTTTCCCAACGCTGGATGATGACATCACAATACTTAGGGTCAAGTTCCACCAAGAATGATTTTTTATTGGCTTGTTCACAGGCAATCAAAGTGGTTCCCGATCCAGCGAACATATCAACAATGTTTGTTTCTTGGATTGAATTTAAGCAATAAGAAACCAAGTCAACTGGCTTTACAGTTGGATGAAACTTTTCAATGGCTCGTCTGCTCTCAAAAACATTTGCTCCGTAGAAAGGTGAGCCATTGTGGCCCCAATACCAAACAAACTCATGACAAGGTTCAAATCTGTGCATTCTATGTTGGATTGGTTTTACCCAGACAATCAGCGACTTTGGTTTTCCAATGCTTTGAGTTGCACCCAAAAACTCACCTGCTGTTTTAGCATCGCCACAAATAAACATTGTTTCAGCGGAAACTTGTTCAATAGCTTTTGCAATTACATCAGCAAACTCTGCTCCATCGTTTTGAATGCTCGACTGGTCAGATTTTTTGACATAGTTAAAGCCATATGGTGGGTCAGTAAAAATTGCATACTTCTCTCTGCTAAAGTGCATCGCTGAATAGGTTGAGGCAAGTGTCGAATCACCACAGACAAGAACATGATTGCCTAACTGCCAAACATCCTTAAAGGCAACCCTGCTTGGTGCAGACTCTGGGATTTCATCCTCAACAATGTCATCTGCGTTGACTGGCATTTCCAAAGGCTCAAATCCAAACTCGGCAATTTCCCAACCCTCTGACTCAAGCTCAAGCAGTTGAGAAGTCAACACCTCTTGATTCCAGGTAGCAAGCTCGGCAGTCCTGTTGTCTGCTAGGGCAAAGGCTTTGACTTGATCCTTGGTCCAGTCGGCCGGCACTCGGACAGCCTCGATAGTTTCCCAGCCTAAGTTCTTGGCAGCGGCGACTGTGCCATTGCCAGCCACAATCACATTGGCCTCGGTGATGACGATTGGCTTTCGCTGGCCGAACTGAGTCAGGCTACCTTCAATGGCTTTTAGGTTTTTCTGATCGTGTTGTCTTGCGTTTTCAGGATCAAGGGTTAGGTCTGCAATGCGTAAAGTTTCAATGTTCATTTTTTACCCTTGACTTGTTTAGCCTTAGCCCTTCGCCTGGCTGCGTTTCCCTTGCTTGTTCGCTTTGGTGACTTGAGGTAGCTTTTTCCGTTTCTCATGATGTTCCCTTTCCTTTTGCTAAGCATACTAAAAACCAATAGTTTTGCGGAGCTCTACAAAGCTTCAGGGGCTCGGGGTGTTAGGTTGCTTTGTTGCAAAGAATTGACCCACTCCCCAGTAGAACCTGCGGTGGGGGGCCGTGTGTGCCTTCTACAAGGATTTTGGCAAATTGTCTGTAAAGTTTTGCTAACAACGCTTGGTCAACGCTTGTAGCTGTCTGTGGCTAGTAGTTCAGCTCTTTGTTGCC